TTTCGTCCTCAACCGGTCATAGACCATTATGTCTATAGACTAGCCAAAGCAGATTCGTCTCAACCTTTGTTGATACTTGTCTTCTTGATGTTTCACATCATATCAAAATTAGCATTTGAAAGAATGTTTATGAAGTCAATATTGTTCGCCATAAAAGGTGAATCTTTATTAACTTCTAAGAATTTATTTACTTCTTGGAATCCCCGATTAAGGGTTGTTCCAATTACGAAAATAGATTCATATTTCTTTCTTTGCTTATTGAAGACTGAATCAAAGTCCAAAATTCTTACTTTTACTATATAATCATAAATGTTTTCAAGATTATTGTCAACATTTAGATAATAGTCAGAGTAAAGACTTAGGACTTCATTCTTGACACCATTAAAGAATGGTCATACTAAATTTAATTTAATATTAACATTCTTAATCATGTCTCGAGATTCACCAAAATTTAATGTATTAAAATTCTTTTTCAAGGATTCTAATACCTCAATCTTGGAACTCACACTTGCTTTCAAACCAATTGCCATAATCATTTTTAATGATTTAATGGTTCTTGGTATGGACACACCATCTGTAAAGATAAGTTTCTTTGCAAATAATTTGTCCATTTTATCTTGACTAATATAGTCAAAATTAAAATCAAGTACTGAGCTAAAATCTTCAAGTCTACTTTTAGTTTGATTATTTAAATGAAAGAAAATAAATCTTCCATTTTTAGATAATCTAACTAAACTATAGAGTTTTGATATTGACTCCACTAAACTATAACTAGAAAGGTAATGATTATTCTTAATTTTATAAAAATCATATAGTATAGAAAATACTATTGATTTATTTTTAAAATTATGAACAATCCCTCTACTAGGTAATCCAGTGAACTCATTACCGTTTTTGAATCATCTTTTAGCAAATTCATACGTATCAGTTGATACATGTGTTTTCGCCAAAGATAATTCAACTCCTAAAGCTTTGATAACCTTTATATATCTCTTGGCTATGGCATCATGTTTTATTACAATGTCATCTCCAAGAATTATATATTGGTCAAAATTAGAAACACCCTCTAGTGATGCACATCAGTGCACTACTAGATGATGAGCCAATGTGAACATTATTCAACTTGAATATGTTCCCATTGGTTGACCGGTTTCGTATGAAACAAGTCCATCTAATTTATCAAACTTTATTTGACCAAGGTGTGTAGATCAGCTTTCAGCATACTTGTAATTAAACATTTCTGCTAAAAGTCTTCTCTGCAATTCTCTTGGAAAACGGTCTGTGGCTGAACTTAAGTCTAATGATCAATATTTATGATCATTAGTCTCTCATTCATGCTTTGGATCTTGAGTAAAAGTCCTATCAGTTTTTGAAAAGTTTTTAATC